GCGAAGTTGGCATCGCATGTCAATTAAGCTATGATTTATCCACTTGCAGATTTACAGAAGATGAAATTACGACAACACCAGTTTTCAATCCAACCACGGATTTTTGATGGAGGATATAAACATCCATGGTATAAACATGTTGCCAAAGAAAATGGATGTGTCAGAAGAAGCGATATGGCATTGCCTATAGTAGAATTTTATGGAAAAGATAATTTAGAATTACGTAGACCTAACCCACCTAGTAAAGAGGCTATTAAACGTGCCAAATTCGTTGACAAGACATACCGCTGGAGTAGGGACTCTAGTAATTGATATAGAAAGTAATGGGTTATTAAGAAATGCCAGCAGAATACACTGTATTTCGATCTACTGGGTCGAAGAAGACAGAACGGAAACGTTTAACGATGAGAAATATGCAGAAAATCCGAAAGATCTCCCTATGGGCAGCGGCTACAGCATCACCACCGCCATATCGTGGATCTCGTTGGCTGATATGGTTATCGGTCACAATATTGTCGGCTTTGATTTACCTCTCATTAAAAGGCTCTATCCTTTTTTTGACTATCCTCCTATCATTGTTGATACTCTTTTGTTATCTCGCTTATATCATCCGAATCTACTCGATATAGATAAGAAGAATAAATGGAAAGATATGCCAACTAATTTATACGGTTCACATAGTCTTGAAGCTTACGGTTACAGAGTAGGTGAGAATAAAGGAACCTTCGGTAAGACTACTGATTGGTCTGAATGGTCTCAAGAAATGCAAGATTATTGTGAACAAGATGTTGTTGTTACTAAGAAATTATGCGACCACTTCCACCCTTACCTGATTGGGTCACATTAGAACATCAGGTACAGCAAATACTTACACAACAAGAGGAACATGGATGGTATTTTGATGAAAAAGCTGCACGGGAACTTGAGTCATCTCTCAGACGAGAGTATGAAGATATTACTCAATTACTACAGCAACGCCACGCTTACGTTAGAGGATCGGAATTTTGTCCTAAACGATCTAATAGGCGAACAGGATATGTTGAAGGAGCACCTTTCACAAAACTCAAGGACTTAAATCCTACTTCCCGTGACCATATAGCATGGATACTACAAACACACTATGGCTGGAAACCCTCATTAACGACCTCTACGGGGAAGCCAGTTGTAAACGAGACGGTATTGAAGGATATTGGGACGGATATTGCTCTCCATTTCTTCCGCCTACTCGAACTGACGAAGATGTTAGGAATGATATCCGAAGGCGTCAACGCATGGCAGAAGCTTGTTACGACGTCTAGTAGGATACATCATCATTGTTCAGTAGCTACATCTACATTTAGATGTGCACACCGTAAACCTAATTTAGCACAAGTACCATCAGATGAAAGATTCAGACAATTATTTATTGCGTCGAGTGGCCATATACTGGTCGGTGCCGATCTTAGCGGTATTGAGCTCAGGATGCTTGCCCACTATCTCGCCAGATATGATCAAGGACGCTATACCAAAATCCTCACTACAGGAGACATCCATCAAACCAATGCCGACAGGATTGGGATTACCAGGAGGGACGTTAAAACCGTCACCTACGCCTTCCTCTACGGAGCAGGAGACAGAAAAATCGGAGTCTCCGTTGATAAGCAATTAAATGATGAACAAGCTACTAAGAAAGGTAGAGAGATTAGGAAAGCCTATGTCGAAGCTATCCCAGGTCTTAAAGAACTATTGGAAGCGGTACGTGAGGCTAGTAAGAGAGGGTACGTTTTAGGATTAGATAAGAGACGTATCTTAGTTGATAAAGAACATAAAGCTTTAAATTACCTTTTACAGGGATCGTCTGCAATTTTAGCAAAACGTTGGATGTTACTATCAAATGAAAATACTTTCAAAAATGCTAGACAACTTGCATTCGTTCATGATGAGCTACAATTTGAAACCACCGAAGATGAAGTAAATGACCTCAAGTTCCACCTCGAATGGTCAGCAGTTAGAGCTGGAGAATACTACAAACTCCGATGCCCTATTGCTGCTGAATCAAAATCAGGACACTCATGGGCAGATGTCCACTAAAAGATGTTCTCATTGTAAACAAGAACTACCAGCTACAACAGAGTTCTTTCATAAACATCCTACAGGTAAATATGGATTAGACCATAGATGTATACCTTGTAATAGATTATATAAAATAGGTCTTCATAAAGCCCATAAAAACCCAAATAAACCACCACGACCTGATTGCTGTCCTATATGTAAAAGAACTGATAGGCCATTATGGTTAGATCATGATCGTGTAACTGGAGAAATATTGGGCTGGCTTTGCCCTAACTGTAATACCCATAACGGATGGTTGAAGGAACATGAAGCAGCTATAAATGAGTACAACAATCAACCCACCTATGAAACTATTAATTGATGCAGACTACATCGTATATAAGTCGTGCGCTGCGGCAGAAACTGAACTTGATTTTGGTGATGATGTTATCCTTGTCACTAGCAACTTCAGTGATGCTTATAACGCAACACAGAGAGAACTTGCCAAACTTAAAGACGAATTTGGGACATTCTCTTCTGTAATTCTATTTTTCTCAGACACTAAGAATTTTAGGAAAAAAATTATGCCTGAATATAAAGGGCATCGTAACCGTAAGAAACCTTGTGGTTACAAGCGTGTAATCAACAAACTCAAGACTGAGTATGAAGTAATCGTCATGCCAGAATTAGAAGCAGACGATGCTATGGGTATATACGCAACGAAAAACCCAGGTAATATTGTTGTCTCTCCTGATAAGGATATGAAACAAATCCCTGGGGAACTATACAATATGGATGAACGATTCACAATCACAAAAGAAGGCGGAGCAGCTTGGCACCTTATCCAGTGTCTTTCTGGAGATCAAACTGATGGATATGGCGGCGTCCCTGGAATTGGAGTCAAACGAGCCGAAACCCTCTTCAATAAAGAAGGATACTCTTGGAGAACTGTGGTTAAAGCTTTTAAAGATAAAGATTTGACAGAAAAGGATGCATTAACTAATGCTAGGTTAGCACGTATACTTACTGTAGATGACTATGACTTCACAAAAAATAGACCCATCTTATGGTCTCCCAGCTCCAGTTACGAAGTTAACTGTGGAGCAGGATCTAAAGATGAGGGTAATAAAAGATAAAATTACTGAAGGGTACTATGATAATAAAAAAGAAATCATTGAAGTATTCATGGCCCTTCAGAAACAAAACTTTGTATTAGGAAATTCACTCAAAAATTTAGTTGACCACTGGCCACATGAAGAAATCTTTCTTATCCACTCAAGCGAAGGAGTTCCGTACAAAATACAACATCAGTAATTCACCTGCTAGAGCTAAAAGAGCCTACCAGAAGGATTTAATTGTAGAAGAATTTAATGAATTTCTTGAGGCTGAAGGGATGTTATTTATGCATGGTAGAAATCACCAAGAACATGCATTAAAAGAGTTAGCTGATTTAGTATATGTATGCTATCAGTTCGCTGAAAATATGGGATGGTTTCTAGACGAAGCTTTAGATAGAGTCCATCAATCGAATTTGTCCAAGCTCGGAGAGGACGGTAAACCAATATACCGAGAAGATGGTAAGGTTCTAAAAGGACCAAACTATAAACCACCAAATTTAGAAGACCTATTCTGAAATGACTACAGAACTTATATCTCGCACAGGGCGGGTCCAATCATGGTTGGATAATCCTGAATCTCGTCTTCCAGTGAGCTGTACAGTATTTGTTGTAGAAGACTCAATGGAGGGTGAAAATGGAATCGAAGCATCATGGAGATATGTATCCCATGGACTCAGATTTGGCGCAGGAGTTGCGGTCCATCTATCTAAGCTCAGACCCAAAGGAGCTGAAAATGGAAAAGGTCTTACTGCTTCTGGCCCAGTATCCTTCGGAAAAATCTATTCAACATTAAATGAAACACTCAGAAGAGGCGGTGTCTATAAAAACGGTGCTGTTGTATTGCATCTTGATATTGACCATGCCGATATCCTTGATTTTATTAACGCTCCACGAGAAGAACTCTCCTGGGTTAAGAGGTGCGTCGATATTGATCAGGGAAAATGGGAAAATACATCTGATCAAGTAAAAGATGCTTTGTTATATGGCATTAAGTCAGGTGATATCTGGCTAAACAAAATTAAACACGATAAAAACGGAGAAAGAATTTATGGCAACGTCTGTCTTGAGGTTTACTTGCCCTCACGTGGAACTTGCTTGTTACAGCATGTCAATCTCGGTGCCTGTAGTGCAGGAGAGCTCAAGCAGGGTTTCGTTCAAGGTATGTCCCAGCTGTGCAGCCTCCATAGCCGGACAGGTGTTGGAGCAACTGGAGAATACTTGCCAGCTGATATCGACCGCCAAGTTGGGCTCGGAGTACTCGGCCTCGCAAACTTCTTAAAGAAGAACAGCATAACCTATGAGCAATGGGGAAAAGCTTTAGCTGTTGTTAATGATGGAGGTGCTATAGTTACCTCTACTGAGCACTTAGCTAAAATATTTAAAGAAGCTATAGAAGCAGCAGCTGAAGTAGCTAGAGAAAATAATATGGTAAGAGCTTTTGCTATAGCTCCTACCGCATCCTGCTCTTATCGTAGCCAGGATCGCGATGGGTACACCTGTACTCCTGAAATAGCACCACCAATAGCTACCTCTGTAGATAGAGATAGTGGAACCTTTGGTGTACAACACTATGATTATGGCGAAGTAGAAATTGCCAGTAAAGTTGGTTGGGACGCATATAAGCGTGTCGCTGACGAAACAATGAAAATGTTTAATAACACGGGACTTCTTCACGGATACTCATTCAACTCTTGGAGTGATGTTGTAACCTACGACAATGCGTTCGTTGAGGAGTGGTTGGATTCACCCCAGACTTCCCTTTACTACAGTCTGCAAGTTATGGGAGACGTACAGGATAAGACAGATGCGTATGCAGCATTGGATCAAGCTGAAGTCGATGATTACTTGCAGGATATACTCGGTAAACCCGAGCCGATAACCTGCGATTGTCAAGAATGATGAGAAAAACACCGTATCAAAAATTAATGGACCGTAAGCGGAAGTGGTCCCCCGTAATCCCTACCGCTGGAATATTTAAAGATGGATCAGAAGATGCTATTAGACGTGCATTGGCAATACGTCACATGGAGCTACCAGTGGGAGAATTCATTACTGAAGCACTTGAAAAGGAAGTTCCCGAACACGCTCGGGAGCTTCTGCTCTCAAATGTTGAAGACGAGGTACGACATGATCTCGCACTGGGATATATTGTAGATGCACATGGAATTAAAGAAGACGCTAGTGAAGAATTGGAGGCTAAAAGAATAAGAGATGCCTGGATTGCACACCCTGACCACACTATTACAAAAGCTTTGGTCG